GAAAAGAAGGATATGTAAACATCGGTGCGATTGGAAAACCAACAACTCAACCAGATGATGTTGAGAGAAGGACGATTGAAGCCTCACAAACAATGTTGAATCAACTGAAAGGTATTGCTAAGGTTGGTAACTCGTTGAAGGCTGGTATCAATATTGAAGTAGAGGGTATAGGATTTTTCACTGATGTAGCCACTGTTGGTAAGGTTCCTGAGAGAGTTCATGGTAGGGAAGCTAAGGCTGATATCGTAATGAAGGACGCTCGTGGTAATGCACTGATGTATATCTCTCATAAAAAGGCTGGAGGTGCTGGTGCTTTCCAACAGTATGGTGGTGTATCTAAAAAGGCTGGAAATAGAACCAACGCAAACTTGATATATGATGATTCAGAAGTTCAACAATATTTGAATGATTTGTACACCCTTTATGAAGATGCAACGATGGGTGTCAATTCATATGAAGGAAATCCGTTTGATCGAAGTGGAAGGATAACGACTGGTAGAATCTACAGATTTGTAAACAGTCCAACTTTGATTGCAAGATCTGTATTTGGGCCAGATTATGGTAGATCGTTTGGTATTGATAATGTGCATTTTATTGCACAAGGAGACTTTAGATTTAGACCATATATTGACGAAGAAGGAGATATAAATTTCAAAATGTCTTTCTCTGAAAGATATGAAATCAACGGTGACATTGAAGATTTTAGTACAGGTAGATTAGAAAATCCATACAGGGCTGTATTTGTTTCTAGATCTGAGGGTGGAAAAAATACCGAAACACCTAGAGGAACCCTTAGAGGAATCCGAACTGGTATTTTTAATGTGAACTATCTGTCTGGGACCTCTGCAAACATCGATGCCATTTTGGCAAGTGGCCAGTCATTTCGCATGGGACTCTGAAGTCTGGTAAGATACTGGTATGGCCAAGAACACGCACCTAGAACATCTTGAAGACGACATCCTCAACCAGGGGAAACAAGGTGGTTTCAATTCGATCGCATTTCTCAAGGAACTTGGAGAAATGTTAACAAGACCACAGTCTAGTGTCAGGGTAACTACTAAATGGGATGGAGCCCCTGCCATTATTTGTGGAACTGATCCTGTATCTAAACGATTTTTTGTAGGAACTAAGTCCGTCTTTGCTAAGACAGCACCTAAGGTTATCTACTCTGCTGCAGATGCAGATAAAATGTATGAGGGTCAACTGGCCCAAAAACTGAAAGACTCATATGAGTATCTTTCCAAACTCAATATTCAGGGTGTGCTCCAAGGTGATCTTCTCTTTACGGATGACAAGGACACTCGCCTGGTCAACTATGAACAATGCGTTACGTTTCAACCCAACACTATTGTCTATGCAATACCTGTCAATAGTGACTTGGGTCGCCGCGCTCAACGTGCAAAACTGGGAATCGTTTTCCATACCACCTACGTTGGTCCCACCCTTGCGGACATGAACGCTCAGTTTGGAGCTGATGTTTCTCAATTACAGGATAATGCAGATGTGATGGTGTTCAGTTCTGATTTTCAGGACGTGACTGGTTCTGCTAACATGACTCCCCCAGAGAAACAACAGTTTGATACGTTGGTTCGTCGCGCAGAAGGATCACTAAAACAAGCTAGTTCATTCCTTGATCTTCTGGGTCAGTATGGTCAGAGTAAATTTATGATGAACAAGATGTTTAAGATCTTCTTCAACACCTATATTCGTCAAGGTAAATCAATCACTAATGCACAATCAGTTGTGCAGGACTACAAGAGATATTACTTCCAGACACTACAGACAGAGATTGATTCTAAAAAGACACAGGCAACAAAGGATAAATATTTACAAATGCGAACAGACGGACTCAAGTTCTTACAACAGAACGAACGGGCCGTTTACTTCACAGTTGCCTCATACATGAATTTGATTGAGGCTAAGAACTATATCATTCGCAAACTTGAGAAGGTCCAACAAATTGGAACCTTCCTTCGTAATGAGAATGGGTATCAAGTCACGGCTCCAGAAGGATTTGTGGCCATCCGTTCTGGTAACGCACTCAAGTTAGTTGATAGACTAGAGTTCTCAAGGGCCAACTTCACCGCAGACAAGAACTGGGACAAACCGTGAGTTTCTTTAAAAAAGTCAGAACTATCCTTGAGGCCCAAACGATGGCCTCTCAACAGGCCAAACAAATGGGTCTGACAGGAAATGACCATGGGGATTGGTATGATTCTGAGGGTAACCTCCGTGCCAAAACTGTTGGTGGTCGTCTCCAAATTTTCAAGGGTAAACAGGCCGCAAAACCAGAACAACCTGCACAGAAAGAAGATAAACCAAAAGACGAAGAAAGAACTTCTGATACGATTACTGTAGGATTTGGTCGTTTCAATCCTCCTACAATCGGTCACGAAAAACTCATCAATACGATTGCACAGACTGCTGGTAAGGGTGGTCAGTATCGTATCTATCCTTCACGGTCTCAGGATGCCAAGAAGAATCCATTGGATCCTTCTGACAAGGTTGGATACATGCGTCAGATGTTCCCTGATCATGCAAACTCAATCATTGATGATGAGAATACCAGAACTATCTTTGATGTATTGAAAGCCGCTCATGGAAAAGGATATTCCTCTGTCAATATTGTGGTTGGGTCCGATAGAGTTAAAGAGTTTGAAAACCTGGCCAACAAATATAATGGTCAGTTATACGACTTTAAGAAGATTAACATTGTATCAGCCGGCGAACGTGATGCCGATGCCGAGGGTGTCGAAGGTATGTCTGCATCTAAGCTACGTAAAGCAGCCCTAGAGGGTGATTATGATACTTTCCGTTCTGGTATCTCTAAGAATCTGAACGACAAGACTGCACAACAACTTTATAATACTCTCCGTAAGAACATGAAAGTTAAGTCTGAGGGTTGGGAGATTGCACCTAAATTGTTTCCCGATTCTCTCAGAGAGAATTACTTTACTCAAAAACTCTTTAAGGTGGGTTCTTGGGTAGAGAACATGAACCACGGTCTGATTGGAAAGATTGCCCGTCGTGGTGCAAACTATGTGATCGCAGTAACAGAAGATAACATCATGTTCAAGTCATGGTTGAAAGATCTTTCTGAGGTTTCTGATAAGGATCATAAACAGTTTGCAACCCCAGAATATACTGAGTACACCGCATCTAAAGTCGCAGGACAATACTCAATTATAAATAAACTTAGGCAACAGTATCGTAAAAATTATAGAAAGTCATGAAGGACTCCAGACAGGTTCGTTCTGAGTATCAGTCGTTTGTTGATGCTTATTCTAAGATCGCTGAAGCCTCTGTTCAACCAGAGGAAGATAGAAAGCGTCTGACAAAAGGCAATCCAGAAGGAACTCCTCGTGAGCCCCTTGGTGGTGATCGTCGCCCCATGGTGAAGGTTCGTAAGGAAGGTGCTTTCACAGAACAGGCTGAGAAGTATCAGATGTCTGTGAAACAGTTTGCCAGATTCGTCGAAGCGAATCAACTGTTGTTCTCTGTAGACACCCGTAAGAAGGCCCAGGTTGCTAATGCCTTCCAAGGTTTCAAAGAGAGTGCCGAGTGGGATGACTTCTTTGGTGATACTGAGATGGTCGCAGAGAACGTTTCGGCCCGAGCAAACATTAAGATTGGTCCTGGAACACCGACGCAAAAGGTGGAGAAAGGAGTATCCAATGCACTTACGAATCTCAAAACAGGCAGCAATTTAGACACAAGCACAGGATCAGGTCCATCGACAAAGGTATCAGGAAGCGGTTCGATTAGTTATTCTAAATCTTTCGGTGGTGGTTCCAATAAACCAAAACCAAAACCCACATCTGGTTCAACCACTCCTCCAAAATCAACTAAAACGAGCACTACTCCCCGTCCTACTAATACGACATCAACTCCTACTCCTGCCAGACCTGTAAGAGTTCAAAATCCAGCTGCATCTGGTGGCGGTCGTGGTGGCCGTATGGAATCATATGAACTCACCGAGGCCGAGATTGAAATCAATAACATCATCCTTGAAGTAACTACCAAGGAAACCAAGTCTGGAACCAAGTATAAAATTCGTGTAAAACATAAGGAGAGTGGTTCTTCTTATGTTCGTTATGCAACCAGAGAGATGATCGCTCAGCTGCGTAACGATCCTAAGATTGCATCGGTTGAGATGACCGATGAGGGTGATGCACCTGAGGACAAGGGTGAAAAGAAAGCCCTTGAGAAGGGTGGTGGTGATCTTAAGAAGTCTGATGAAAAACAGGATACAAAACAGGCCGCTGAGAAGGGTGGTGGATTTGCAGGTAAAGTCAAGAAGAGAAGTGTAACCACCGAGGCCAAGAAACTTGATCCCGTTGGTAAAGAAGATGGTGACATCGACAACGATGGTGATGAGGATGCTTCCGATTCATACCTTGCAAATCGTCGTAAGACTGTTGCAAAGGCCATGGGTAAGAAGACCCACCTTTGTGCAAAAGACGTAAAGTATAAGGGTAAGAAGGCCAAGTGCATCCCTGAAATGCACACCATGTTGGAAGACGGAACCGTAACTCATTACGATATTCAGTTTGAAGATGGTGTCATTCTTGAGAACGTTGCAGTAGAGAACCTTGAAGTTGTCTATGCAGAGGCTCATGAACACTTCGATAACTACGCCAAGAACGCTGAAGTTCTGGGGGAGGGATCCTGCGGTTCTCCTCGTCGCATGAAGAAAAAGAAAGTTCTCTCTGATTGGAGAGAAGAAATGACTATGGATCAAATTGATCCTGAAGTTTTAGCCCAACTGGATGATAAAACACTTGCCAAACTTGGACTGATTGTTAAAAATAAAGTGACTATCAATCCTCCTATTGGTGAGTCTGTCAAGACTGAGTGTCCAAAGTGTGAGGGAAAAGGTTGCAAGCACTGTGACAACAAAGGTTATCACGCAGAAGAAAGTGAACAACTTGATGAGTTCCTGGGTGCAGGTGCTCAGAAAGCAGTTGATAGTGCAACCAAAAAACTCCAAGGTGGTCTGGAGAGAATGGGTGTTAAGATCAACCGCACTAAGAGATCCACTGTAACCAAAGATCAACAACAAAAGAAGATTCAACAGAACAACTCTTATGAGGCAGAGGGTGATCAACTTGATGAGTTTCTAGGTGGACAAGCTGGAGACGGATACATTGGTCATCCAAGACTCGGCATCAAGAATCCAATGGCCAAGAAACAAACACCAACTAAGACTAGTTCAAATACTGGACTTGCTGGAAGACTTGGTAATAGAGCATCCCAAATGGATGCCGCAATGAGGGCAGCAAGAGGACAATGAAAACATTCACTCAGTTTCAAGAGTTAATCGAAAAAACTCTTACCAAACCCGAAATGAAGAAACGTGAGGAAGTCGTCAAGTCAATGAAAAAGAAGGGTGACTTCTCCAAGTATGGTGATCGTGCAAAGGAAGTGATGTACGCCACTGCAACTAAGATTGCAAAAAAGAAGGCCTGATCGCTATATAGAGAGTAGCCGCTATTACTGTCATGTGGGCACTACTCTTCCCTGTTGCAAAATCTGTCGTACTTAAAGCTGTCGAATCAGAACAAGCCAAAAGACTTGTTGTTGAAGTCCTCAAGCGAATTGTGGCAAGAACGGATAACGATCTTGATGATCTTGCAGTAGAACACTTGGAAAAAGCTCTGTTCCCAGAGGGTTAATCTAAAGGGGGGTGTAAACCCTCCTTTTTTTATAAATAAATTATAGGAAAAGTTACTGTAGGAATTACCATGGCTCTCTGGGGCAATAACGATAATGTCACAGTTTCGGGAACTGTCACCATCAGTGGCACTACTGTAACTGGAAGCGCAACCACATTTACCGACTTCTCAGTGGGTCAAGTTATCACCGTAGGTGCTGGTCAAACTCAAGGTTTTGCTACGATCGTTGGAATTGCTAGCACAACTCTGATGACTATTGCTGATGTGGACGCTCTTGACACTGGAACTATCTCTGGTGCTTCTTATGTCATTGGTGATCGTCCAATGTATCTGGATGAAGATCCTGCTTTGGCTCCAACTTCTGCCAACGCTGAAAGATCTTATACTGGACGTGTTCATGCCACCGCAGCGAACACACCAAACAGAACTCACGTTGCTCATGCTGGTTGGGTTGGTGTTACCACTTATGTTGACACTCATGGCAATCTGAGAACCAAGAGTGAAGTCTACGTCGCTGCCTCTGGCATCACAACTGGAACTCATTCTGTTCTCCCTCCTAACAGCTGATAAATAAAGTCACGTTCTTTCGTGACTTATGCAATTTCATGAGTTGAACGAAGACAACTACATGATGTTCGCAATAAGGAATTATGATAATCCTCAGGCTATTACGTCTGAGGATTTTCACGATGATCTAAAGCGATTCAAATACATCAAACGTTTACTTCGTCGATACAAAAAAACAGGGGTACTAAAGACCCATCTCCTATTGAATCACTTTATAAGTGTGTACAATGTTTTCGGAGACGCGGCCACACCTTTACTTTTTTATAAAATAGATAAGGATCTTTGGAGTTCAATGAAGTCCTTCGTGATCTATCTCGGCCGACTTCCTGAATATCCAAAAACAACACTACATGATGTCATTGTTGACCTGGAAGTTTACAAGTCTCTGACTCAAGTATGATGGATTATCGTCTCGATAGGGTTATACAATACTTCCGCGAGGAAGGTATGAGTGTTGGTGCTGCTGGATTTACCAGTGCAGCCGATGCGAAAGGTCCTGTCGCGGGTTATGATCCAACACTTAATAATGTAGACATGAGGAAAAAGAGATATAAGAATTATCCGAAACAGTACGTTTCGTTCTACCGTAGACTCCAGAATGGAAAAGGTGTTTATGGAGCCACCAATGGAAGTGCATCCTGATTGTCAAGTTAAGGTTGCAGTTTTAGAAGAGAGAATCGATAATTTCGAACGACTTTTTGCGCGCCTAGACACGGCGATTGATAAAATTATTGAGGTAAATAATAATGTGTCTAGGGTGCTTGCGGTTCATGAGGAACGACTGAGCAAGCAGGAGCGTGTAGATGAGGTATTATTCAGTAAGATTGATCAGCTCCGCGATGCGATGGATAGAGACCATGCAGGAGTGTTACAACGTCTCCAACTCCTTGAACGAAAGTTATGGGCCGCCGTTGGAGGACTTGCAGTCGTGGCCTTCATGGGAGGTGGAGGACCAGGAATGGTCATGAAAATCTTGCAGGCAGACGCTGGACGTGGTATGATGGATACAACCCAGTTTGCGTCCATTGAACTACATCGACACCAAGTACATCAACCTGGTCTCAGTCCGACTGATTAAGTTCGCTGAGAAGAAGAAGGGTTTATATAACTTCCGATGCCCTTACTGTGGGGACAGTCAGAAGTATAAGAACAAGTGTAGGGGTTATCTCTTCGTCAAGAAGAATGACTTTATCTTCAAGTGTCACAACTGTGGTGTAGGACGCACTCTGGCCAATTTCTTGAAGGATCAGGACACAAACCTTCACGATCAATACGTCCTGGAAAGATATAAAGAAGGACTGACTGGGAAGGGATCTAACACTCCCAATCCAGTCTTTAATATTCCCAAACCTAAGTTTAGATCCAAAGACATTTGTTCTGAACTGACCAAGGTGTCTGATCTAAATAAAGAACACTTTGCCCGAGGTTATCTCCTTGGACGGGGTATGAAAGACTTGTCAAAGTTCTATTTTTGTCCCAACTTCGTTGAATGGACAAACAAACACAAACCAACTTTTGACGAGTCTATGAAGGATGAACCTAGGGTCATCATTCCTTTGAGAGATGAGAAAGGCCGATTGTTCGGATATCAAGGACGAGCTCTTAATGCAGACTCCAAACTCCGATACATTACTGTCATGCTCGATGAGGATGCCCAGAAAATCTATGGACTTGACAAAATTGATTCATCAAAGGATGTCTACGTCACAGAAGGACCATTTGACTCCACTTTCCTTGGGAACAGTATTGCTATGTGCGGTAGCGATGTTGACCTGCGCGGTTACAATTATCAGTTCGTATACGTCTACGACAACGAACCAAGAAACCGACAGATCGTTGAGAAGATTGCTAGAACCGCCGAGCAAGGTCATAAGGTAGTGATCTTTCCCAAAGAGGTTCTGGAAAAGGACCTAAATGATATGGTTCTTGCTGGACGAGATGTTCAAAAGTTGGTAGAATCCAATACTTATAGTGGTCTAGAAGCTAAACTCAAACTTAACGAATGGAAGAAGGTATGACGAACGGTATCAAAGTCAAAAAAAGAAATGGTTCTATTGAACCTATTGATCTTGATAAGATGCACAAGATGGTAGAGGCTGCCTGTGAAGGCCTTGCTGGTGTCTCTGCTTCTCAAGTTGAAATTCAGTCTGGTATTCAATTTTATGATGGTATCACCACTGGTGAGATTCAAGAGATCCTTATCCGTAGTGCCAGCGATCTTATCGATCTGGATCATCCTAACTATCAGTTCGTCGCTTCACGACTTCTGCTCTTTGCGGTTAGAAAAAGCCTTTATGGGAGGATGAAAGAGGTCCCCAGTTTGGTGGATCATGTGAACTCTTGTGTAGCCGCACGGGTTTATGATCATGCGATCTATGATAAGTATTCTTTAGAAGAGATCCAACGTGCTGATACTTGGATCGATCACGATCGTGATTTCTTGTTCACTTATGCAGGCCTGCGTCAGGTCGTTGATAAGTACCTGGTACAGGATCGTAGTTCTGGTCAAGTCTACGAGACTCCCCAGTTCATGTATATGATGATCGCTCTCACCATGTTCGCTGAGTATCCTAAGGATACGCGCATGGATTACGTTCACCGTTACTACAATGCAATCTCGAAACACCGAATCAACATTCCCACACCTATCATGGCGGGGGTGCGAACTCCACTTCGACAATTTGCTAGCTGTGTCCTTGTTGACGTTGATGACACCCTCGATAGTATCTTTACTAGCGATATGGCTATTGGCCGATACGTTGCACAAAGGGCGGGTATCGGTATCAACGCAGGTCGCATCCGCGGCATCAACGCTAAAATCAGAGGCGGAGAGGTTCAACACACAGGTGTGGTCCCCTTCCTCAAAAAGTTTGAGTCAACTGTCAGATGTTGCACTCAAAACGGGATCAGAGGTGGGTCAGCGACTGTCCACTTTCC